TCCAGCTCCTCCGCAGAGAAGCCGTATTCGCTCATCGTATCGACCGCCTCATTCCAGAACTTCCCGTAGACCTCCGGCTTTTTCAGCTCCGGCATGGCGTCGAGAAGCAACTTGGCTTCGCGGTCTCGCAACTCCTTCTGTGTGCGCTGTTGCTCTTGCGTGAGCCGGGCCTGATCAGCCTGGGACGACTGCTGCAACTTAGTTAGCGCTTCGACCTTCTTCTCGTAGTCGTCCTTGAGAGCCATGTACCGGAGCGGGTCATAGCTGGTCGAATTCTGATCCAGCAACGACGAGTCCGGCGGCTGCGGCAAGAACTGCTGCGACGCCTGAAGGATAAAATCCCGCTGCGCCTGTAGGGTGCGGGCGTATTGTTCAACTTCGGCCTTCTGGGAGGCCAAGGTTTTGCGTTCCTCGGCGACTTCCTGGGTGCCTCGGGTGAACGAAGCTTGTGCAAGAAATCCGCGCTTGAGCTCCTGAACGGAGATCACGGTGCCGTCTTTCAGGCGCACATTTGCGGTATCGGCCGCAAACTTGCCCTGCTCGTAACCGGGTCCGTCGTCGCTCTCTTCGGCTTCCTCGTCGGACGCTTCCTCTGCGCCTTCAGCTTCCGGCTCCTCGCCTTCGGCTTCAGCTTCTTCGGTATTGTCCTCTTGGGCCTGATCTTCCGTCTGGAGGTCCGTTTCCGGGTCCGCGAGAACATCAGTCAGTGCATCAACGCCGTCATCGAAAGACAACGGCTCGTCGTTACCAGCGGCCGGGGCCGGGTTGGTATCAGACATTCAATTTTCCTTTGGGTTTTCCGGGGTTCCTAAGCGAAGGAGCCGGGGTCGTCCTGCACATCTGCCGCCATGATGTAGCGGTCCAGTACGTTGCGGATTTCGTCTGCCACCACAGCGACTTGCTGGAGGCGAATAAGGTTTGACTTGTTGTCCGGGTCTGCCGTGACAAGCGAGTTCAAGGCGTCGGCGCGAATGTCATCGAGCGCCTTGTTGAAGATCGGGTCTGCCTTGAGACGCGCGGCCTCTTGGGCGAGATGCGAGGTCATCAGGTCGTCGTAATCGCCGCGATCTTGTAGGGGGCCGAGCCGTTCGCCGGTTCAACGCCAAAGGTCAGCGTATCGCCAGCCTGCACCCGCCAGTTGGTCGTTGCCGCGGTCGGATTGGCCGCAACCAGGTAGCAAAACGCGCTGTCGGAGGTGATCGAGATGAACTTGGTCTGAGCGCCGAACGCCGCCGACTGTGCCGAGGTGCCGCTGATCGTCACGGCCTGCTCGACCGCCGTAGGCTCAGCCCAAATGTCGGGGCCGCCCGCCATCTGCGGCTTCTTGGTGTGCTCCTTGATCCAAAGCGTCGCCATCTATCCTATTCTCCGCTCGGAGCAGCCTTGGCCGCTTCCATCTTCTGCTCGTGAGCCTCTTGGCTCTGCATGCTCTTGAACACGCCGGCTTCCATCTGCTGGCGATGCTGCTGAGCACTTTGCTCAAGACGCTGCTGATGCTCCCGCTCTTTACGGGCCTCTTCGGCAAGCTTCAGCTCGCGCTCCAGATTGAACTCGAGGAGCGCAAGACGCTCCTTCAACTGATACTCGCGCTCGTCTTTCGCCATCTCAGCTTGAGTCTTGCGATCCTGCGCCTCAATATCGGCCTGCATCTGCACAGCCTCAATCTGAGCCTTGCGCTCATCAGCCTGCCGCGCGAGTTCTGCGTTCTGCGCCCCAAGCTGAAGCTGCGTCTGAGCCTTGACCCGCTCTTTCTGCATCTCAGGATCAGGCCGGTTGGCCGCCTCCTGCTTCATCTGCTCGAGCCGATCTGGCTTGATATCGAGGTAGAACTGATCCGGGTTCTTGATGCCGGCGCTCTCGGCAAGCTTGATCGCCGTGCTGTTGATCTTCGGCACCATTTCGAGTGCTTCAGCCGTAAAGCCAGCCGCGCCAAGCCGATCCGTCATCGCCATCTGGACGTTCAGGATCTGGTTCAGCATCGCCATGTCGCGGTCGCGCGAGCCGGTTCCGAGGCCAATGTTGATCGTGGCGTCCATGTTGGCGTTCCACGCCCGCGGGTCCATCTCAACCCACGTATCGCGAAGCCGGATGGTGCGCGGCCGGTCCTGATGCTTGACGATCAGCTTCAGGATTTGCCGGAACACACGCCGCCAACCCAATTCGGCCTGGTTGCGTGCGATCAGCTCAATCTGAGAATACGCCGAGTCCTTCTGGTTCTGGCTGGCGGTCGCAGTCTGGTTCTGAAGCGCCTCCGGGTCCAAAGCCATGGACGACCGGGAGACGCCAGTCCGCATCTCGCGCACGTTGTCGAAGTGCTGGAGGCCGAGCAGCGCCTTGTCGCCCACAAACGGAACAGCAAGCGGCGTCGGCGGTATCGTTGCGGTCTTGTTGACGTACACGGTCGCGCCAAACCTGGGGCTGCGCAGCGTGTCTGGATTGGTGACGGTGCCCTCTTGAGCAACCATCATTGGGTTATTAACCCAATACAGGTTGTCCAGCATCTGACGGGTCAGAACCGTCTTGACGCGCTGGATGTCCGAGGTGTCGTCCGCTACCGACCGAGCGTCCCAGCGATGCGGCACAGGCTCGCAGGGAATGTCGGAGAACGGCAGGTCATCGTCCCAGACTTCCCAGTCCAAAAGCTCGCCAGTCGCACCAGAGCCCGCGTAATAGGCCCGCACGGTCTCGGCAATACCGTCCCCGTCCACGTCCGCCTTGACGTAGCACTCGAACAGCTCGACCGTGAGCATGGATTCATCGCCGACGTTGTTGAAGAACAACGAAGACGCCTCGTCGCGCGAGATCTTCTCCTGCTGAAGATTGGAGAAGCGGTCAACCGGCAGGTTTTCGACCAACTCGCGGTCAAAACCCATCTCGATCAGGTCGGAACGCGTCACGTCCTGGCGATGGGCGCAGAACCTGGCATTCTCAATGCATGTTGCAGCGCGATCGAGCAGGAAGTCCTCAGGCTCGATGCATTCGACCTTGAGGCGCCCCGAGCGGATAACGCGCTTGACCTTCACATCGAAGGTCGGCAGCGGGATTTCCATCATCTGCCCGGTCGGCGCCGGCATCGTGACGATCTGCGGATCGCCCTCCTTCTGGGCGACGATCTCGACATTCTGATCGGACTGGAGGATGGCAATCTGCTCCTCGGTCAGGCCGGAATGCTCAGAATAGTCGCACTCCTCCTTGTCGTCCCACCAATGCTTGACCACGCCATTGCCGAGCAACAGCGAGTCGTGGGTAGCGTCCCACATGATGCGGTAGCCAGGATTGTCCTTGGTGAACACGTAGTTCACGTAGTCCGTGGCCTGCTTGGCGAATTCCTCGTCCTGGGGCTTCTCAGGCTCATAGATCGCCATGCGATCGGAGGCCGTGAACACCCGGATAATACCAGGCAGCATCCAGCCGATCGTATCAGCCACGTCCATGGACACGACAGAGGAACGCCCGGTCATGGCCGGAGTGTCGCTCATGGTGCCGCGGTAGTATTCGAGTGCCTTGGCGCGCTTCTGCGACAGCTCGGTATCGTCGTAGGTCAGGGCTGAGCTGATCTCTTGCGACAACAGGGTCTTGAGCCTGTCGTCGTCCATCTTCTCCTCAGCCACTAGACGGCGCTCGCCATAGGCACGCGAATGGTCGGCTTGCCCTTAACCCTGCGCCACGGATAATGTCCGATGGATTGCAGCACACAGTCAAAAATCGAGCCATCTTCGAACAAAACAGCGGCGGGTGCCTTAACTTTCAGGGTGGGCCCAATACCATGCCACTCGCCACCCTCATGCCGGGTTATCGCAATTGGATAGGCTGGGCCGACGAGGCATCCTATTGTGCCGTTATCGACCGCCGGTTCGATCCATAGGTCCATTAGACGATCCAGTCTTCATCGGGTTCAGATGTGGCCGCAGTAGACTTTGGCTCCTCATAGACGACAGCCAATAGCCCCAGCGCATCGGCGCCATGGCTCGACCAATCGTGTTCCGGGCCGAGCCCAATCATGCGATCTTCATCTTTCTTTTCGTGATACCAGCCCAGCGCATCGCGTCCAGGCTCGGTTGTGGATTCGTTGAACCGCATGGCCGGGAAGCGACGCCGCGTCGCCTCAATGCGCGCAGCCGCAGCACCCTTGCCCTGGTTCGGAACAACCGTGACCGAGAAGCCCGCTTCGCTCAGCGCGCTCTCGTATGAAACATCGAATACGCGGTCATTGGTCGCGCCGTCGTGCGGAAGATAGATCTCCGCGCTGCCGTAACCATTCTTGCGCAGCCATTGCACATGCGCTGCAAGCGGCTGGCCGACAGCCTCGTAATAGTTCAGAACTCGGATTTCCTGCCCGACGAACTGAGCAACCCAGATCGCGCAGGCATCGGCCTTGGCGCCCGTGCCGCCGATGTCGAAGAAGGCCCGATAGGCCATCAGCGGATCAGGCGCGACGAAGCAAATGCGCCCCTGCGCCCTCGCCTCGGTCAGGCACTTGGCGTAATAGGCGCCGTCAACGATCGTTGCGTAGCCGCCTTCCCAGATATGGTCGTACTGGTCTGGCGAGTTCTTCAGGCAATCCTGCCGCTCATGCTCGAGCACGGCCGGAAACCATGGATTGTCCGACCAGTTGGCCCGAACAACCTGGGCGCCCGTTGGCTTGTTGTCGCCCCGGAGCATGGCATCGACCGCATCAACCTTGCGAAGCGGGTTCCAACTCCACCAGAGCTCGGACTGAAGCCCAAGCCTGGTGTTTTCCCATCGCAGCGTCGGCCGGATCAATCCAACCGACCGCGAACTGATCGAGTGGGCCTCCTCACCCCAAAAGCGGTGGAAGCCCTCGAATGACTTGATCGAGTCCGTCGTATGGTCCTGAAGGCCCTGGAAGACGATCACGCCCCCCTTGGGCGTTTCGATCACGTCCTTGAAGACCTTGAAGCCGTCTACCTCACCAAGACCGAAATCGTTGATCTTAGTCTCGATCAGGAACTTGGCCGAGTCCTTGAGGCTTTTCTGGATCTCACGACCGCAGATCGCCCGCATTCCCTCTTGCGCCTCTCCCGGAAAGCGGAGAGCGTCTTCAACCATCAACCCAGCGAAGAAATGCGACTTACCGGAGCCGCGGCCACCCCAAACGCCCTTGTCGCGCGCCGGCTGTAAGAGAGGCTGGAAAACCCTAGCTGTCGGTACTTCCAAGCTTCGGGTCAATGATCTTTCTCACGATCGCCTGAACGGTAATCGGAGCTGCGTCCTCATCCCCGCCGATAGGCTGTGTTACCTTGCCGTCCAATCGATCTGCCAATTCCTTGATCGCCTGGACATCACCGTCCTTCGCCTTCTTGACGAGCGCGAGCGCCACAGCATTGAGCAAATCCTCATCGTCAGCAGCGGCCTTTAGAGCCTCCTGGAGCGCGTTCTTGAAAGGCTTGCTCTTGGGCCGCCCGTTGGGATTGCCGCTCTGTCCGGGCTGGAATGGCCGTCCTATGACCCGTTTCGGCTCAGTCTCGTCGTTCATGCTGAAATTGGCGCTGTTACCAGCGTCAGCAACCCTTCTTGCCGCCCTTGGAGGGCTTCGACATCGGCTTCATCGGCTTAGCGGGCTTCTTTGCCATGGCAATCTCCTAGATTTTGACCTGCTGCGCCATCATAGCGCGGTAATAGGCATTCCATTCGCTGGGTGAAGTCGCGTAATCCACCAACGGCACAGCCACCCCATACGGCCAGCCGTACATCGACGTATCCGGAATCGGAGGGTTCTTCTCCTCGAACTCGGCTTTCTGCTCTTGACGGTTGAGCTTGCGAGCGATTTCCTTGAATTGGAATACGGCCTCGGTCATTAGAAATACCTAGCCTCATCGGCCATTTGCAGGCTCGTCCAAGCCGCCCAAGCGTTTAGCACGCAAAGAAGACCAGCCGCCGCTGAAGGAGCAAACAACGCTATGGCGATTGCCACACAGCCGTTGGCGACAAATATCGAATACCAGACTCCGCTCATGCTGGATCTTGCTCCGGCGCGGTATAGCTCGGCTGAACCGGCGGCATTTCCGATGGTGCCGTGTCTTGCATCGATCGGATCTGATCACCCAGCTCAACAAGCCGATTGGCAAAGCGCTTGATCTCAGCCTCACGCTCCTCGCGGCGCTTGAAATCCCGGATGTTCACAACGTCGGCGCTCATGCTCTCCACTCACATGCGACACTGGCCAGCGCCAGAAACGCCAGCCACGATCAACGCTGCGTGCTCAATGTTCCTCACCATCCAGTCAATCTCCTCGAAGGCTGGGCTGATTCCGAAGTTCACTGGGCACCTATGGGTTTCGGGCGGCAGCCGGCGATGTCTAGGCTCGGCTCACTAGGGGAGCGTGGGCAGGGGGTGAAGCCTGACGGGTGCAGCAGCGCCGCCCGAACGACGAAGCCGCCCAGCGGATTGCTCCGGGGCGGCTTACAATTCTTGCGACGCTAGTCATCTGCACTGATTTGCCGGACCAGTCAACAATTGTTAGCCAACCAGCTTAGTTATCCACAGTCACCGCAGCAGGTCTCGGTGCGCCTCGAAATAGTCAACCGCATCCTTGAGAGCATCGAACGCTGTTGGATAGACCTGGCCCTCCAAATTACTAGCCAGCCACCTCATAATATCGGCCGGGCTGATTGATCCCATCGCTGGCAATTTTCCACCAACTTGAGCCATCAGCGACCTAAATTCCGATTTCGCCGCATCCTTTTGGCGCTCAAAAATTGCATTGGTGTGATCGCATTTCCATGCCGTTACCGTGTGCATCAGTTCCCCTCCATCGCAAACCCGTAGATCTTGGCCATGCAGTCCAGGCACTCCCGAAACCGCTTGCCGAGATATTTCCGCTCAATCTCCGTGTTCGACCCCCGCGCCACGCAAACCTGCTCGATCGTCAAACCGTGGATCAGAACGTTTTCGGCAAGCACTGAGCCGTTGATCCCGAGCGTCCGGTATACTTGGGCCAGTTGCTGGGCGGCGCGCTGCTGGGCCTCCGTAATCGGTTCTGGCATCAGTCCGCCGTCAACCGCCTCCTTGCCAGGGTCGATCGCCCGCGGCCCGCGCTCCGCCGTCTCAAAATCCTTCTGAAATGACCGCCCGCCCCAGAACTGCGCATCATCAATGAACTGGCGGGCATGCAGGCCGGCAAGCGGATCGTTGCGCAGAGAGCGCATGACCATCAGCTTTGATCCGAGCTCGAGCGGATCATCCACCTCGATCGGCGACACCATTGCGTTGCGCAGGAGGTCTGTGCTGCGCCGGTCGTGGACCTTGGACGGGTCGTATGGAGTTCGCTTGCGCCTGACGTGCTTGTTCATGATGCCCCCGATTTTGAGTGAACGCGCAACGCAACCTGATACGCCCGAATGAAGTCCTCGATATCTAGCCCGCCCCTGCAAGTCAGGTGGTCGATCCAACCTCCCTCCCCAACCATCATTCGCAAGTCTTCCGCCCGGATGTAGTAGTCCCCATCCCGCTCCTCAATTCCGTCGTCAGTCACACGCCATTGGTTGCCATCGTAATAGATCATGCTGCTTCACCCCTTGGCAGATACCGGCGATTCCATTCGCTCCGATCGTAAGACGACTGATACTGGTAATTCTCCTGATTGAACCAAAGGCCAATCTTGCCCTCAAAATCCCCGTTGCGCTGCTTCGCCACATTGAGGATCACCCCAGGCTTTTCGTTGAGCATGTCGCGCTCCTCGTCCGACGCCGCGGCCTTAACTTGATCCTCCTGCTTGCGATTGCGCCAGACCCCGATGATGTTGAACGCATTCGCGCCAATTTCCATCGCGCCCTTGATGTCGCCGGTCTCCGGCACCCCTCGGTCCTTGTCGCCCTTGCGCGAGTGGGCAACCAGATGGACGTGAACGTTATTAGCCAACGTCCAATCGACTAGCTCGAACAGCGCCTTTTCCTGCGCTGTATAGTCGTCCTGATCGACACCAAGCCGCATCAAGCTATCGATGACGAACTGATCACAGCCGTACTTTGCTCGAGCAAAGCTGAAAATCTCCAGAAGCCCCTTCACCCCAGATTTGCCTACCTTTTCGTACAGAAGCAGCCCCTGATCCAACCAAGATAAAGCGGCGCGGATGGCCCGCTCAGTCGGACGATCCACGCCGACTGTCTGCTTGCACATTCGCTTGAGAGACTGAGCGGGATGCATTTCCAAGCTCGACAGGCATACGCGGCTTCCCTGGCTGATCCAGTCTACCATGCAGTCGGACAGGATCTGGCTCTTTCCATCGCCGCTGATGCCTGTCCACAACGTCAGTTCGGCAGGGCGGAACAGAAGCTTGTCGCCCAGCTTCTTGTATGGCGTACGGTATCCAACAAGGCCGTCATGCGAGGGCCAGAAAAGCTCCACAACCTTGTCTGAGAAATCGGTCGCACGACGCAAACCTTCCGGGTCCAAGTGCGCAGCACCGGCCAGAAGCTCCAGCATGTCCTTCTCGGACAGGCCATTCACTAGACACTCGTTCGCATCCTTGAACGGCATCTTGACGCGCATACAGCGATGCCGGCCCAGGCGGCTCGCAATCTCTACAGCGGCGGCGTCCCCCTCCTTGTCCATGTCGGTGGCGATGTAGATCTTTTCGAATCGGTCCATCCGCTCGAATTCGCTCTCAATCCAGCGCTGCTTGGCTCCCCCACCTCCGCCGTACGGCACAGACATTGCAGCCACGCCATAGGCCGCCCATGACAGCGCGTCGATCTCGCCCTCGGTGATCACCACCTCGCGGGCAGATTCCGGCATCGCCTGCCAGCCGAACAGAACGGGCTCGCAGTTTGCCGAGGTCGGCTTGGGCTTCTCTCCGTCCGCCGCCTTCCGAGACTTCGCCATCGCCAGCGTGCCATCGGGCAGAAGGAACGGGAAAATGATATCCTCTCCGGCCTCGCCAATCCTAAACTTCGTGATCACCTCCGCCGGAATGTTGCGGACCTCGACCAAATAATCGCGCACCTTGTTCGCTGGCGCCGAGCAATTCGGTTTCGGCGGCCTAGCATATTCCTTCTTGGGCTCGCGATAGGGCTCTGGCCGGCTGATCCCAAGCCACTCACGAGCCTCGCTGAGAGCTTGCGAAAGCGAGACCCGCCTTGCCTGCTGCCACAGGTCCAAGAGGTCTCCAGCCTCTCCGCTGTTGAATTCAGCCCATACGCCGGCCTTGCTGCCCGACAGGTGAACCCCCAAGCTCTGGCCTGGCTCCCCGTCAACCGAACCAACCCGCCACTCCTGCCCCTCCTTGCGACCACGCGGCAGAAGATATTCCGCAACGGATTGCGCCCGCGACGACAGCAAGCGACTGATTTCGGTGATATCGCTCACAGCACATTCCGGTAAACGTCGTCAGGAAAAATCTGATGCAGCGGCAACTTCGCGCTCTCTGTGCCCCGTAGGACGCCCTGCACCCACTCCATCGAGTCGCCCTTGTCGCGAGCTTGCTCGAGCAAGTCGCGCACCTCGCGCAGATCTTGCCGGCAATGCTTGCGCAGGAGGGTGATCACTCCGCCGCAGTTCTTGCCCAGGACCTCCCGGCCCAGGCGGTAGACGTCAGGTTCGGTTACGACACTTGTCGGCGAAGCCATCCGAGGCGCGGCAGCGCCAGTAGCTTTAGCTACTGTATCTTTCTCTCTCTCTTCCTCTCCCTCTTTCTCTCTCTCTGGGATAGCATCCTGCTTGCGCTCTGCTAGCGGTTCGCTAGCATCAAAGAAACCCTTTTCAATTAAAGGGCTTAGAGCGTCTGCGAGCTCTCCGCGCGTCATCCTCAGCCGGAATGCCAATTCGTCCAAAGTGGCGTTGATTTTGCCGTCCTCGTACTCACTCGCAAGCAGCCAGAGGCAAGGTGCTAGCGCTCTGCTAGCAACCGGCAAGCAGAAGAAATCATAGTTGTCCAGAAGGTGGCGGTGCAGCTTGATCCATGCCGGCGCGCGATCCTTGTAATGCTGGAATTCCTTCCAGTTCTTCGGTGTTAGGATCATGCCGCGTCTCCCAGGTAGGAACGCACGGCCTCGGCAATGATCGTCTCGGGCTTGTTGCCGCCCTTCATGGCCTCTGCGTACAGAGCGACGGCGAGCGGACCATTGAGCTCGACCTTGAAAACGACCGGCGCTAGCCGATCGGTGATGCGCTGGGTAATGTCCCCCAGCTTCTGCCAGTTGTCGGTCACGCGGCCTCCGCGTTATCCTTCGTGTTGTCAGGAACGCGGTTGAAGATTGACGCAACAGTTACTCGGACGCCCTCGACATCGGACGCCCACTTCAGCTTGATCTCACGAACGACCGTATTGTCATCGGCCTGGATGATGCCGTGGCTGACGAGCAAATCGGTCAACGCCTTTTCACGATTTCCGAGATCGAACTTGCGCTTGCCGGCCGGCTCCTGCACTTCATACGAGAGGATGACGGGACCGACGTGTTTCTTAGGGCGTTGACGCATGATCTCTGCGCCGGCCTCGTAAATCCAGCTATCGTAGCGCTGGGTCCGAAACCTTCCACCGTTTCTACTGTTGGCCCACAGGCCATTGACAGACGGCGGCATTGGAAGAATGAAACTGCTCATCAGACCAACAACTCCGCGTGCGCGATGTCGTAGGCGACGGTCCAGTCCGTCTTCGCTAGTGCTTCGATCTTGCGGTATCCATGCAAAACAGTGGTGTGGTCCCGGCCTCCGAAGCGCTTGCCGATCTCAGGAAACGATCTCTTTGCCGCTTCCCGAGCTAGGTAAAAGCCGATCTGGCGTGCGTAGACGATGCCGGCGACGCGCGATGGGCTTTTCAAATCCCGTGTGGAAATATTGAAATACTGCGCGACAGCAAACATGACCTTACCGATAGTCACGCAGCTATGGTCGAACTCGTCAATGATCGAGAACGACGGCTCAGTCGGCGCCGGCAAGGGAATAGCCAACTGCCGTTTGATCCAAGAATCGACGCTATCGAACTCAACAACCGGCGCCTGCCTTGGCATCGGCGCCGGATCTGGCTTCACCTCAACCTTCGGCCTCGGTTGAGACATACGCAACAGGCGCTCCTTGCGAGCGCGGTGCAGCTCTTCTTGCAGTGACATCCCCTGCTCCATCATTGGCCCGCATGTGTGATGCGGGCGGGCCTATTCAGCCTTCGGTGGATCTGCTTCGTGAATGTGGGTCCGGCTATCGTGGGTCATCGCGCCCTCCGAACCATCGGACGAGCCGGGTAAGGCTGGCCTTCAAAAAAAGGCCCATCCTGAAGAAGCTGGGCAGCCGAATACGGCGCCTGGTTCGCGTCATCGAGAAGCTCCCGAAGTTTGCGGCGGTGTTTACGCTCGGCGGCGGCACGATCGATCGCCTGAATCCACGCCTTGAGCTGCAACCACCAGCGCGGGGTGTTGTCCGTCATCACAGCCGCCAGGAAGTCACGGCCCCATTCGGACTGGATCAACAGAGCCAGCGCGTCGGACGGGATAACAACGCGATCAGACAGCCAACGTTCGCAGGCCCGAACGGAATATCCCGTGATGTCAGCAAGATGGTGCGCTGTCTTAACAGGAAATAAGTCACGCGATTTGCGCATGAGATCAGCATTCAACCGACTCCCGCGACGGGTCTGACCGACGATATCGTCGGTGTCGATTTTTGCACTTTCCTGCGTTTCGGCTGATGCTGCCTTCATCGAATTTACTCCTACTGGGGGACGAAAGATGGAAACGGTGGCGTTCAACTCAATCGGCTTTCACGCCGCGCAGATACTCAATCGGCTACGCGCCGTTCGACAGATAAGCGACTATGAGCTTGCCGATGTAGAGGCCGGCGCCGATCAGGCAGCCAACCCAGGTCGCGGTGACGCAGACAAAGCCGATCACCACGAGGTCACGAATAGAAAGCTCGCGCTCCTTAGCGCGAGAGTCAGGGAGGAAGGTTCGACCTGACGGAAACTCGATAATGTTGGAATTGGGCGTGTGTATTGCGTCGCCCAAGAGAGGACCGGACGGGTGGATTCCCCCGTCGCCCGTCCGGTTGCTCAAATTGTCTGCACTCGCCCCGGGATCGCGGATCATGATCGCCCTCCGGTTGCAAACCTTGTTCCGAATTGGAACAACACTCCGTAGTAGTGCGGTGCCGAATCGAATTTAGGTGACGACCATGGTTCCGACGTGCAATTTTTTCCCGGTGCGCCAATGTGGCTGCATCCGGGGAGCGTGGAATGGGAATCGTTCAAGAGCGGCAGGAGACACTGCCAGATACCTATGGATTGCCGGAGTTCTTCATCAGCGATGTCGTTACGGAGATCGACGGCCCCAATGTCCGCATGATTTGCGGCATCAAACGAGGCGGGACGGTTCATTGGCTCTACAGTTGTGTGATGCGAGCCGATCTGCTCGTCTTGGGCGCCAGACAAGTAAGCTCGGCGGCCCAAGAAGCTTTCAACCTGATGCAGATGATAGACCGGCGCCGGGATCATTGAGCGGCCTCGGCAAAGAAGTCAGGGCGAAGCTTCGCCCGGGGGATGCCCGTTTCCTTCTCGATCTGGAACACGCGGACCAGAGGTATCCCCCGCTCGGCCCATCGCGTCACAGTGCTCTTCTCGACGCCGCACTTGCGAGCGAGGTCCGCGGGACGGAGGCCGTGCTCGGCCAGCAAGAGCTTAAGGTAATCATCAGGCATTCTTGGATAGTTGCACAACTAACAACCGGCGTCAAGCCTCCGCATTGCGCAAGTCGCTAACGACATGTTTAGCCGGAATCGGCATGCTCGGTGACATGCCAAGAACGCCACAGAGCAAGCCCGGCGGGGCTGTCATGGCCGAGATCTATGCCAAGCGGCAGGTCCGGCGCCCGCACTATTTGGCCAAGCTCATGGCCCGCCAGCAGGTGTCCAGAGCAACCCTTGTGG